TTCTTCAAAACCTTCAAATACAAAATCAGAAAAATTATTATTTGCTTGTGGTGCAAACTTACCACCAATATTAAAACCTTGCATTGTAAGACTTGCGTCTTTTATTATTGTTCCTGGAGGAGGTGTGTTTGATAACGCTGGACCTACTCTATCTTCTCCATCTGCTGATACACCCCAATTAGTATTGTATCTATTAGCACTAAGACCATTAGCAATATAAGAAATGTAAGCAGGATAACCAACTAAAGTTGATATATCATAAGCAAAATAAACTACTCCATCTTGTACGTATACATAGTCTGCAACTAACTTATCACTATGAACCCAGTTTGCTAATCCTCTGCTTGGTGCAGGTTTACTTGTAGACCAACCATCTCCCTCATAAAGTTCTAGGTCTGCTCTATCTATTTGTCTTTCTTCACCATCTTTATATATTGTTATCATTTTTGTTCTTCTTTATTATATACTTTTTCCATGAAATCTAACTGTGTTTTTATGGGAGTTCCTACAACTTCTTTTACTTTTCCTTTTATTAATTCACCTAGTTTTCTAAAATACTGAGGTACATCGTTCATAGGGTCAAAGAAATCTGATGTCATAGTAATAGTAGGTTCTCTATTAGATTCTTCCTGTATTTTTTCTGCTGTCCAATATGGTCTTGCATCAGATACACCATAAAGTTCTTGTAATGCTCTAGACCATAATTCATTTGTAGCATCATCAGGTATCATATAGCTACCTACTTTTTTGAATATTCTTTGTACTTCTGTTGGAACAGTACCACCATCATCTGTATCATCATCATCTTCAAAATCAAAATTTGTAAATTTTCCCTCTTTGTCTAACCTATTCATTGCCCATACAGGAACTTCACCATTATATTTTCTAGCAAACTTTTTTTCTTGGTCTTCTCTAATATCTATAGCATTACCTTTAGAAATGAGTTCTAGACCTTCATAAGTTCCTATGTCTCCTTCAAGATTACGTAAAGTCCAAGGTCTATTAAAATAAACTAATGTTGCATACATAAGTTCTGCATCTGAAAAATCCTCAATCGATATATTTGGACTATTGTTTATAAGTCTTTTGACAGTTTCTTCTGCATGGTTCAAATCTAATTGCAATATTTCTATAGCTTTTTCTCTATCAATTTCATCACCTTCTTCGAAGTCAAATGTTTCTGTAGCATTAGTATGACCAAAACCAATAGTTAGAGTTCCATTTACATCTTCATATGCTTCACTTTTAAATCCCTCTAGCTCTTCTATTTCAGCAATTAATTCTTCTGTTAATTCCATATTAGTTTCCTGATTGATTACCGATGGCTGCCAAACTAGCCATAATGTTAGCAAAAGACTTCCTATATGCTGCATCTGCTTGACTCCCTGCTATTAAGTCTCCATAAGTATCTCTCATGAAGTTATCAAAACTTGTTGCCATAGCTGCTGGTATATCTATTTCTGCTTCTAATGCTGTAGGTTCAAAGTCTCCAACTCTTCCTTGACCTGCAAGTCCTCTTCTTCTCCTAGCATCTTCGAGTTGTATTTGCATATTTTTTTGCCTAATATCAAAATTTTGTTTTTGTAATGAATAATCTTGTTTAGACCAGAAGTCAAAGAACTCTTGTAACTCTCCATCTGATGCTGGTCTACCTAAACCATCTTGTATAGCTGATGATATGTAACTACTTGCATTTGTAAAATTAGGTTTTGTGTAATTAAAAATGTTTTGATATGCATTTTCTCCACCATAATTAGGTTCAAAAGCACCAGTACCATAACCGTAATCTGCTAATGAGTCTTTAAAAAACTCTTTAAGAAACACATTCATATTTGCTGCTGTGCTACCTGGTGCAAGTAAAATACTGTATAAGTCTTCCATAGTCATACCATCACCATTTAAGTTAAATCTTGACATAGCAGATTCAATAGCATCTATTGTTCCACCAGGGTTATTATCTAGTACACCATAGACAAATGTAAAAGGTTGTAAGAATCCTGATTCAACTAATAAAAGTTGTGTATCCATAATGTCTTCTGCTGATGCATTTGCAAACAAAGATGTTGCTAAACCTGATTGATATAAAGGCATAGTGCCTTGTGATGTTGCTTCACTATATACATCTAAATCTAATTGTCCAATACCATAGTAATCAAGTTCACCAAAGTATTGTTTTGTTCTTAGCATTGCTTCTTGTTCAGGTGTCATTTCTACACCTGGTCCATACATCATCTCTAATTCTGCATCTGCTGACGAAGCAAACCCTTCATCTATAAATTGTTGTACATAATCTTTACCATACTCTTTATCTATAATTGCATCTAAACCTGCTAGGTACGCCTCTGCTGTTATTTCATTCTTATCTAATTTATCCATTAACTCTTCTGCTGAATCTAAATCTATAGCCATTGCAGCTTCTGTAATGTAGTTAACATCGTATGATTGTTTATTTATATATGCTTTATAAGCTAAATCTGCTTGGTCTGTATATGCTGAAGATATAGCTGTACCTACAATGTCATCACTTAAATGGTCTAATCCTTCTGGTAGTATTCCTTTTTGATGTAAATCAATTAATACATCTGTGCCTTCTGATATTATTGTTGCTGCTTCTTTTACTGCAGGTGTGTCATAAGCTAATGATTGATAAATAAAATTAATATTATCTTTTACATTTGGTGGTAACTCATCAAAAGGTACACCAAATTGTGCTTCTGCCCATAAATGATACTGGGCTAAACTTACTTCTGGAACTTGTAAATCTTCTTGTTCTAACTGTCCACTTTCTCTACGACCAAAGAAATCTTTAACATCACGACCAAACTGTCTTACAAATTGGTCCTCTCCTAAAAAGAAAATACTTAAAAAGTCATCAAATAATTCAGAATTAAATGTTGTAGGTCTATTTTTATTTGGCAATCTAAATTCATATCCACCCCAACTAACATCTTGTTTAGGTGTATCTTTGCCCAGAATAGAATCTATAACCGCTTGTTCTTCTTCTGTATATTCTGTATGTTGCTCAGACATTAAATATCTCCTCCATAGTAAGTAACTTCTTCTTCTACTTCTACTCTAAATACATCGAAATACATAAAGTAAAAGTCAGGATTTTCTAGCATAATCTTGTTTGCAACACCCCTAAGATAAGCTCTATACTGAGAGGCTTCCGCTCTACTTAATGTAGCATTTAATCCATACTCTGATTTTATTACATTCATAACTCTTTGTCTTGCTGTAAGGTATTTAATAATTCCTTTTACTGCAGGTAAATCTTTAAGTGCTTTTGTTTCTCCATCAGGCATTGTTATTTGAGTATCTCCATCTCTTTGTACCATCTCAGTTAATTGGTCTATTTTTGCTTGTGTAGTCAAAGAACGTGGTGCTGTAGATGTATCTCCATAACCAGGGAATTGATTCTGTAATTGCAATCTTACAAGATATAATTGTTCTACTCTTTTTTGATATGGCAAGTTAGCATACATTGGACCATCCATAATTACTCTTCTAGCATGTTCGTAGGCTAAACTGCCTTGTGCTTGTCTTACAGCTTGTTTATATTCTTCTGGTGATAAATCAACTCTATCTCCATCAGAAAATGCTTTGTTCCAAGCCTGCCAATTAAATTCATCTAACGGACTATCAGGGTACATGTAGTATGCAACATCAGGATATTTCTTAAATACATCTTCGTTTAATTGTTTAAAGTAGCCACCTTCATCTGTAAAAGAAACTTTTCTAATTGATTTAGATTTAGAAGTAAGTAGAGCTGTAGGTTCAAAACCAAATACTTTTATAAACTGTGCAATAGCTACAACTCTATCTCCACCAGCTTTAGCTAACATTTGATAGTAAGCATCAGACAATAAAGTTTGTGCAAAGTATTTACCTTCTGGGTCACCTTCAGTTTTTCTAGGGTCTAAGTAAGCTCTGCCTCCTGGTCCTATTTCATAATCATATTGTAAAACAGCACCTGTAGGAGCTAAAAATTGTATAAATGCTCTATGTAATAAACTTTGTGTAGCTAGTCTTTTAGCTTTTTCTAATGATGCAACTTCTTGTTCTGGTGTTGAATCATCATATGTTTGTGTCATAAACATAGCTCTTTGTATTTCTTTTACTTGATTTGCATAAGCTCTAGAGAACTCTGCATCGTTAGAGTCTCCTGCTACTATAACTTTTCTAAACCAACTAGGTATAGCTTGCTTTGCATAAAACATTGGATTTATCATTTCTGATGGACCATCTACTGGTCTACCATAAGGAAAGAAAACTTTATCAATATCAGGAGTTGAAGGTAACATAGCTGATGCAGGTATCTGTGCTAGTGGTCCAAGACCAGGTATAATATCTCCAGCAACCATATTTAATCCACTTGCATATCCCCTAAGTTTTGTATTTACATTAGGTATCTCTGTAGTTTCTTTTCCTGTAATAGGATTAACACCTAATCCATCTGATTCAGGATTTTGTAAACTTCTGTCTAAATCAAATATGTTATCAAACCAATTCATGTTGTACATTTCTTCACCTGATTGTGGGTCAGTTGTAAAGAATCCTTCTTCTTCATACTCACCAAAAAGACTTGGTTTACGCATAGCCTCTACAGTTCTTTGTACTTTTCTACCAAATAACATTTTTTGTCCTCGTAACAATCTTGACCATGTACCTGCTATTTCAAGATAAACTTCTGCGAAAGGCATTGCTAATCTAAGCATGTCTGTAATTACGTGTCTTTTATTTAAATCGTATAGTAAATCTTTTGTTTCTGTTAAAGAGTATGCTTTTGCTAACTCATCAACTTGTCTTAAATCATCTACACCCAATAGTTTTGAAGCATTAGCTTGTCCCATATTTTCTAAACTCTTGATATATTTTCTTGCTCTACTTCCTGGAAGTGACCTACCCATAACAGTTTTAGCTTGCTTAAGAACCACAGCTCTTGCAGCATCATCTAGATTTGCATACATGTTTTCTATAAATCTCCAATAAAATTGTCTAAAAGCTGGAGAACGAGATAAATCATTTGTAGTAGAACCCATGAGACCAGAGAACATTGTTTCTAATGCTTTGTCATACTTACTAGCTACATCACCTGTCATGTCAGTTCTTGATGCTTTGAAGTGATGTGTGTCACTCCATACACCACTTTTTTGAGTTCTTAACCAATTAGTGTATTTTTTATGCTGTGATTCTGACATTTCTCTATTAAATTTAAGTTTTACTTCTTCACCTTTATCAGTAATTTTTACAAATTGATTATCTGCTTTTGCAATATGTCCTATAAGTTCTTCATCACCAGCTTCTATAATCGTATATTTAATTACATTGTTTTCACTTTTAACAGTAGGTTTTATAGAATTTTCGTCCCATACATTGCCAACAAATTTACCATCTGGTGTATATTCAGCAGCTCTGTATCTACCACCTGTCTTATCATGTATTCTTGCAACAATAGAATCTATGTATGAATCTGAATGCACTTTACTACTTGATAGTAAAGATTTAGTATATCTACCTGATTCATCAGAATTAGATACAAAAGACTTTCTCCAATCAGATAAACTTCCTGGTGGTCCATCCCAAAATTCTTGTTTAATTTCATCAATGCTTCTATTAAATTGTTCTCTACCTCTAACAGGATTAAATTCTATTTGAGCTATTCGTGAAGCTAATGGGTCATCTGCAAGTTGTAATAGTTCTTTTGTTCCTGCACCATAAAATCTTTTATTATCTTTTGTAACCTGTGTAAATCCTCTAGCTCTTTTAGGGTCAAAACCTATAGTCATACCTCTATGTGATTGTGTTAATGCTCTTTGATGTTCCATAGCTTGTTCTAAAGATGCATCAAATATATCTGTACCACCTCTACCAAGATTTAATGTATCTGCTAAATAGTCATCTCTAAGTTTTTGTCTTTGTCCTTTTAATAAACCTTGTCTTTGTGATGGCTTTCTACCTAGTACCCATGCAAATGCTCCTAATGGATGTGCAAACATATTATCTAAATCTGCTGCCCACATACGTAATTGTTCTTCACCTACAACTCTTAATACCCAAGCAGGTCTTAAAAGAATAGATGGTTTCCATATTCTCTGCATGTATCCATCGCCAATCATAGTTAACAAACCTTCAGTAATATTTATTACTTCTGTATCATCTGCAGTTTTCTTTACATTTAATCTTGCTTTTTTAACAGCTAACTTAATTGTTTCCATAGCAGTTTTATCTTCTTTTAATGCAAGTTCAGCTAATTCAGCAACTGGTTTAGCTAATAATCTTTCATAATCTTCTGCAGATATATTTCTTGCTCTACCAGATAGTTTTAACATTAAATCTCTCATAGGTCTAAATACTCTTAAAAACAATCTTGCATCTGGCATTGCTATAAAACCTTGGTCAAAATATTCAGATATAAGATGTGCAGTAGCTTTTGGTACTTTATTTACTTGTACTCTTTTTGCTAAATCTTTGTTATTTGCTATTTCATCTGATATATCTTCTACAACTGTTCTTAGTTCTTCTGCTGTATAAAGTGTTTCATCACCAGGTTTTATATTTTCTATTGCATTATCTATTGCACGTTTTACATTACCTAGTGTTATATTTGGTGTAAATACTTCTTGTTTGAATAAAATATCTTCCATAGCAGTTTTAAGTAATCCTTCTTCTGCTTTTGTAAAATCACTTGGACCAGATATATTTAATGTTCTTACATTATTAAATTCTGTAAATCTTTGTATTTCTTTAGCTTGTTCTTTTGTTAAACCTTTAGATAAGTCAACTACAGCATATGGTTTATGACCTTGATATACACCTGGCTTTAATGCTTTTATACCTTTCTCAATAACATGAGTACCATTTTCTAAGAAATTAGCAACTTGTTTCATACCTTGTCCACCCTTATTAGCACCTAAAAATACAATAGTCATATCTGCATTATCTAAGTTATATCTAGAAACTCTGCTTATATCTTGTTTGTCAAGTTTCATTGTTGCAAAATCTTGGTCCCAAAATTTTTGGTCATAAATCTTTTTCATTTCTACATCTGATAAACCTTTAAATTCTGGTACAACATCACTTATATTATTTGTTAGTTCATTTATACGTCCATCAATTTTTGTTCTATCACTAATTGATTTACTTAAATCATCTTTGTATGGTTGTAGTGCTTCATCTAATTGTTGTTTTATTGCTGCTCTAGCATCTGCAGTTGTTGCTTCTGGAAACTCTTTTTTATATGCAGTAATATTTTCAGAATTAGTTTTAAACTGCTTACTTACTTCATCTATTTGTGTTCTAAGAGTTTGTATTTTTTCTGTTATATTTCTAGTCTTAGATTCTAAACCATTAAGTTCTTGTACATTTCTTTGTACTTTTTGTCTTACTTTTCTAGGTAATTTAGATACTTCAATACCTGTTCTTTCTAATGCTTCTTGTCTAGCAACAGATAAGTTTTTTAATTCAGCAGCTTTATCTGCATCTGACATATCTGACAAACCTAGTTCTTTCATTCTTTGTGATACATCAGTACCAGCTTTTCCTCTATAACCATAAGGAACACGACCACTAGTTTGTATACCTATCTCCTCTGCTATATCTAAAGCAGCTTGTTCAACTCCGTCATAATATCCACCAGTAATTAATTCAACTAATGCTTTATCTTCTGGAGTTGTAGTGTTACTAGCGATATCTTTAATATCTTGCAAAATAAAATCTAACTCATCTGTATCAACTTTGTTTGATTTTTTATATTTAGCTAATACTCTTGATACAATATTTACTGCTTCATCATCTGTTAATTGTTCAGAAAAGTATGTATCAAATGGTAAATCTTCTATTTTACTTCCAGGAAAGTATTCAAGTTCTCCAAGTTGATTAGTAAAATACATTCTTGTTTCATCAATACTTGCCATCCATTTTTTAATACCTTGTACTAGTTCTTTAGGTAAGTTTATATTTTCAAATTTTTCACCTATATGTTTTTGTACATCATTCCAAATATCTAAAATATCATTCATGTTTCTAACAGATTGTGCTTTTGTAATTGTGTCTGCACCTTTTTGTGTAAGAGCTAAATCTGCAAGTTTATCTAATGCTGGTTCAGCAATATCATCATCAATCCTTGCATATCTCATCCAATCTTGTAAATCAAAAAAAGATTGATTGAAATCATTTACATACAACTTTGGTGCAGGAAATGTTTCAAACAATCTACCTAGAGCAGTATTATTTAAATTGTGTCTTATAGCACCAGACAAACCTACGGCTTCTCCTAGTTCTCCACCAACCATACGACCTAATTTAGATGACACCTGACCTCTAAATAACAAAGATGTAGGATTTAACTTTTTAGTTATTTCTCCTGCTTCTATTGCTCCTACTAATAAGTCTTCTACTTCTCTTGTTGTTTTAGCATTTTTAATATTTCTATGTAAAACAGCATCAGCACCACTACTACCTCTTTTACCAAGTAATCTTTTTATTGTTCCATAATCATCAGCTTTAGTTAATTGATTTACAATCTTTCTACCACCAGCAGACCTTGTTACATACTCAATAGCAGAAGGCACATGTACTGTTTTTCTTACAGCTTTATCTATAATACCTGCACCTTTTAATGCATCTCCTTGTGATAATGACCTAGTTACTTTTCCAGCTTTAGATAAATAACCACCAACTAATATTGTTGGGTCTGCAAGTAATGTAAAAGCACCATCTACAATACCTGTAGCTACATTGTATGACCTTGAACCAGGTTCTAATATATTAGCAAACATTGGTGCTGCAGGTGTAAGTTTCACAGTTCCGTGTTTAGATTTAATTGTTAAAGATTCATCTCTTGCTTGTTCTGCATTAGTAATGTCTTCACCATAATATGCTTGTACTATTTTCTTTACTTCTTCTGGGTCAGCACCTCTACCAACCATTTCTTTATATATATCGGTATTTTCTGCCATAGTAGAATTACCAAAAAAACCTTCTCCTAAATTAACTTTTTCTCCAGCTAAAGATTTTTTTATAGCTTCTCTACCTACAGAAGGACCTAGTATTTGTCTTGTTTTTTGCCATTCTTTTTGTGCTTTTCTGTCAAACAATAAAGATGAAGCTGCAGTTACAAATCCTTGACCATCACTATGTTTTCTATCATTCAAATACTTTTGTGTAGCTAACATAGGTTTTTTAATTAGTTCATCTTGAAAAGAATCAAATGCAACAAATGCAGTTCTAATAGCACCTTTACCTGCATTTTTTGTTCTATCCCACCAAGTCTTTTCAACATCTAACCATTTAGTTACTAATGGTGCTAACTCTGGAGACTCAGCAGTCAAACCAATAAGTGATGCACCTAGTAAAACATCTTTAGGTAAATAAAAATTATCTGTAATTAAATTTTTTAAATTATTTGCAATACCAGGATTTGCTTCTAAAGCATCTGTAATTTGTTGTGCTTGTACAAATCTTTCTTTTTGTGCCTGTTCTTCTAAATTTTCTGTATACGGAGGTTGCCACCACCATCTAATTTCTGCCATTAGACCTCCTATTTATATCTTAATAAAGCTGCTATTTCTTTACTCGGTAAGACTCTATACATAGCTTGCAATATCATATCAGGGTCCATACCTGTTAATGTAGGCTCTTGATATAAAGTATCTTGTGATTCAAATGGTCTATCTGTAAACCTTGTTGCGTCTTGTATAGCACTT